GACTGTACTATTGCGCCCAAGCCTGTGTTGCTGTACGTTTGGTAAGCACTTTGACCACCCTTAAAAATTTGTAAAGCTCCACTAGCCGAAGCCGTATTTATTCCGACGTTGCCTGATGCTGTGACCCTTACTTTCTCGCTCCAAGTACCAGCGTTTCTTGTAGAAAACGCTAAATCACCGCTACCTGAACCACTATCAATACAAACTATTTCTGCCGCGCCTGCCGAACCTGTACCAGTAGCAATTAACTCAATGCCGCTGTACGCTCCTGATGTTGTTGAGGGGTTACTAATTTGTAAAAATGCATTTGCTCTGAGGGCGCTTGACCACGCAGTGTTGACAGTTTTTTCAATATCTAAAGCACCGTCAGCCGAACTAGTACCAATACCTACGGAGCCGCCATAAGGATTTAAAAGTAGGTCATATGACGCAGTTCCTGTGCTGTTCGCATTTTGAATATAAGAGCGGCCGCCTGCATTCATAGAGCCGCTAAATAAAGCATCACTGCCTGAGTTTGAGTTGCCGTTTAATTCAATAACTGCTTGACTCACCGCTGTTGCCAAATTTGTAACCGCAGTTCCGTTTCCGTCAATAGTCAATTTTTGGTCAGAGGCATCCCACACCATTTTTGGCGTTGAGCCTGTATCCTCGTAGAAGCTGATGTCTCCGTTGTTGGCTATTAACTGTCTAGCTACAGAACCTCCAGTATCAAAGCGCAAGGAACCAGCAACATTGGAAGCCCTTATATAGCTTGTTGAAGGTCTAGAGAAAGTAGCAATTACACCTTCAGTGTTTACCGCAAAGTTACCTAACGAGCCTGCTACAGTAAGACCGTCTGCTGTTACTGTGCCGTCAACCGTTAAATCAGAGTTAATATCTAGCGCACCATCGAAGGTTAACTCACCCTCAATCGTCACATCGTTGAATGTTGGATTTCGGCCGAAAACTCCACCGTTTTGTTTGATACTCATTTTGTTTTATCCTATTGTTTTTAAAGTTTATACAGCCGACCAACCAGTGTTGCCTGTACCAGATTCCTTTACATATAAAGTACTGCCCGCACCACCGTTTGTTCTCAGAAATAAAGAACCTACTGAAGCAGTCACCGCACCTTCAGGAGTGTTAGTGCCACTTTTAATTGAAGGGCCTTGGGTTCCAGACCCTACGTTGACAGTTGGGGCAGTTACACTTGTAGATGCGTTAATAGTAGTCGCGCCAGTTATCGCACCGCCCATTTGAAGCGCATTAACACCTTGAAGAATGCCGTCCATAGCGACATTACCAGTACCGACGCTGAGACCTCCCTCAGCAAAAACTCTCAACCCTAAAAGAGTGTTGCCTGCGTTGTTTGTACGGAAAAAATCAATGTTTGCTGACGGAGAGCCAGAGCTACCCTTCGCTTTAATTTCAGCAGACCCTGAAGCAAAACCAAAGTTAATAGATGAATTGTTTAATGAAGTTGTGCCTGAAAATGATGAAGTCGTACCCAAAAGCGCACCTGTCATGTTACCGCCACTTAGGGGTACAGAGGCCGCAGCATGGCTTTGAGAAGCAGTAGCACTGGCGGCCGCATTATCAGCTTGGATAGCAGCAGCAACCGCTTTAGCTGAACATATTATTCTCTCCCTGGCGGCACTAGTCGCTGAAGAAGCGGCACTAGTCGCTGAAGAAGCGGCACTAGTCGCTGAAGAAGCGGCATTGCCAGGCGCATCAGCGGCACTCGCTGACGCAGCACTTGCTTCTGCGGCAGTAGCTGAAGCTGCGGCAGATTCTACGGAGTTCTCTATTGCATTAGTGTTCGTAGTCGAGACACCAGTGCCACTAAAAAAAGATGATTTTGCCATATCTAATAAGCTCCTTTAAAGTGAGTAAGCAGGACGTATGCGTTGTATAGAGCCAGTAAGTTCTTGGTCATTGGCTTGCTCTTGGATTTCAGACATAAACGTCATGTACTTGTTATTGAACACATCTGACCGCTCGTCTAGGTAGTAGTCACTTGCGTATGTCAAAGCGCTATAGATAATTAAGTCTGGGGCAATCTGTGCCAAAAGGCTCTCATCGGAGTCTGTAGCCATCTCTGTGAAAGAGGCATAGTAGTTAAGGACTAAGCTGCCACTAGAGGGCTGTGGGTACAATAGAAAGCTACTGCCCTCTCTTGTAAAATAATAAGGGGCACCACTTTCCGCACCTTTCAAGTGTTCCTGGATATTCCTCATTGGGAGCCTGGTTAACGCCCTGTTAGCGTAGTACACATCAATGGCTTCAAGGAAGTCACTGGGTAGAGTCACTTTGGTGGTTTGTGCTGAAAAGTTATACGTGTTCTGAGTCTCCATAGAAGGGATTCTCAATGACCTTTGTATCCTGGCAATGCCTTGGTCTATGAAGGTATCTGCAAGGGCATCAGTGATATCGCTGCGATTCAAGACAGCTTTGAAATGGGTTCTTAAGTTACCCTTGTTCATTGGTTATACCTTCTTTTTCGTGGTGATGAATGCGTCAAGGTCCTCTTGTCGCAACCGGGCGAGTATCTTAAACGCAGGTTCTTTTAGCATATCGAAACCTTCGCGGAGCCACTTTTCGTGGACAGACACAGGGACTGAAGCGACAGTCATGTAGTCTTTCTCTTTGTGGTCTAATGAACTTTCTCGCTGCTTTCGCACTCTGTCGAGAAACTCCTGGGGAATGTGTTGACTATGTTTAATAGTAAAATTATTTTCATCATTGTCACGCAGGACATTTGTCTGTAGGTCGTGAAATGGTGTTGTTGTGTCTATGAGAGACATGGCTTCTCCTTTTAAATAAATAAAATGCAGTGGGACCCAGGGTCACAGTAAGGAGAGCAGAACCTGGTTACCCAGGTCCCACCGCAAGTACTACAAGTTACTAGCTATCTATGAAACTTAAGACAGGCCAGTAATCATTCCAGAATCGGAATAGTTCACATGCTTATTTGAAATTTCCCCGACTACAAAATGGGTATCTGCATCTCCATTTTTCGAAAGTAAAGTGCGAGTAAACGGACGCAGTACACACTGCTTAAACATCGAGGGGTCAACCAAGAATGCGTGAGTTGACAATTGACTTCTGTTAATGACGGTTCGTAATTCACCGAACGTGTGTGTTCAAGTAGGTGCGCGAGTTCCTACTCCGTCCTCTTAAGGACCGCTACATGTTTCCATGTAGACCAGACTATATCTTCACCCTCTATAAAAGAGGGGCTAGGGGCTTCGGGTCGCTTGACCCTACGAGACTTCTCTCTAGTCGTTGAACCTTCCTCATGATGAGGCTCGGCTGCTGATTGCCCTCGCCATTATGCGTTAGGGGTTCCCAGACAATTCTCCTAGTTACAACCATAGATTACTCTATGGCGGCCCTTAATAAATTAAGGCGTAAGTATTACGTCGATAACATTAATCAATGTCTTAGCATCAACTTCACGGTTACGACCAGTTGCTACAGCAAACCCGGCAACGATAGTTGCATCGGCAGGCTTAATCATAAGCACAGTTGGCTCAGAACCATTGGTGTAACAGGTTTGGTGTAGCTCAATCAACTTGGCCTCTGTAAGCGCGTCAGTTGAGCTAGAACCTGCATCTACAGCAGTAGAGATTTGCTTAGAGACAGAAGCCATCTTACGAGCAGCACTTGCACTACCTGCAACAGCAGCCTGGTCAACACCGATTAGCGCCTTTTCTACATCGAGCTTGATTGCTTTTAATGTTTTGGCGAGAGCGTAGGCTGTCTCTTTTGCACGTCCATGGGTTTTCACCGCGTCAACTGTAGCAGCAACTTTAAATGCTTCACCGATGATTTGGGTCGTGTTAGAACGTACAGTAGGCTGAGCAATAGCAGTAGTTGCAGCATCAGCTCCTTCTACAAGCGCATTGACTCCGCTAGACCTAATCGAGTCCTCTAAAAATTCGAATGTACGTGCAGATACTTTTTCAGTCTTAATCATTGACTGGAATGGTGTGGATGTCACTTATGTTCAAGTAGGCTCGTTATTTCCTACTCCGTCCTCTTAAGGACCGCAGCATATTTCT